CACGTTCGGCATTCTGCGCCAGCGTCACGCCATCCACGGGGAAATCACCACCGGCGGCGTCTTCCAGGGCTTTGTAGGCTTTGGTGATATCCGCGCTGCGGGCATCATCCAAGGCTTTATAGGAATCAATGATTGCCTGGCTGGATTCAATTGTTTTGGTGGCATACACGTCCGGCGCTGCGCGTTCGCGAATCAATGGCACGTTGTCCACCAACTGCTGATTTTGTTCGTTGAAACGACGTGCAAATTCCGGCTGGTTGCCGCGCAAATTTTGTTCTTTGGACAATTGCACCACGTCGCCAGTTGATTGGCCTTTGGTCAATCTGACAGGCACGGGCAAGGAATCGGCTTCCAAGTGACGCAACACCACGGGCGTGTTTACTTTGTCCAGGGGCATATTGCCATACAACTGCTGGAATTCAGGTGTGGCGCTTGTCAATGCTTGACGAACAATAGTGGCGTCCGGCGTAGCGGCTGCGCCCATGCTTGCGCGACCGGCTGGTGGAACGGCCTGTGGCGGCACGGGCATACCTGGTACTGTGGGTTGGCCTTGAACGCCCAACGTTGGCGCCTTGGCGGGCGCTTTGGTGGTTCCTGGCGCAATTGCTTCGGTTGTGGCTCTGACAACATTGCGAACAGACGTAGGGGTGACGTCAGCCACGGCGCTTACAACTTTGCCACCGGCTTGTTTTGCGGCTTGTGTGGCCAGTCCGACTTCGGTGCGAACGGCCTTGCTGAACGGGGCCGCTGTCATGCCCAGGTTCATGTAATATTCAACTTCAGCCTTTGGCATACCGGTTTGTTTGCTGATCCATTCAGCGCCCTTGCCAACGTTTTCGCCAATGAAATTCATCAACTGCTGGCTGGCTTCGCCCTTGTATTCAGGCGTTTCGGTAACGCCAAACGCTTTGCCAAACGGCTTGTCGATTGCGCCCGATACCTTTGCCTGGGTGGCTGCGGCTTCATCAGGCGATTGACCGGCAGCACGGGCGCCAGCATATGTGACCATGCCAGCGACGCTAGGAACAACACCGTAAATTGTGTCAGCCAGGGCAGCCGATCCGCGTAAAACCGACGTGACTTTGCTGGCCACTTTGCCTTGCTTCGGCTTTTCGCCAAACGCGTCGGTTACCGCTGCGTTGATGGCGTCAGGATTCATCAAGTCGTCCATGGTCAATTGACCTTCGGGCGCTTTACCGGCGGGCGCGGCTGCTGGCGCCGCTGCGGTTGGCTTGGATGATGTACCGCCCAAAACTTTTTGGACGTAACTGGTCGGGTCTTTTGTGACAAAACCACCGTAATCTTTCAACGCCAATTCAATGTTGCCGTTGTGGCGCTGCGCCATTTGTGTCAACAATTTCCTGGCGGCTTCACGGGATTCGTTTTCATCAAATGGGTTAAATTTAATGCCCTGTTTGTGCATCATTTGAACCGTGTCAGGCATAAACTGATACGGCCCCATAGCCTTTGTTTTTTTGTTGATTGCAAAGGTATCGCCGCCACTTTCAACGTTTCTTAGGCTGTCCAACAGTTGGTCGGAAATGACAACGTTAGATCGGCCAGCGGTGGAAGTTGCGGGCGTGGGTGCGGCGGTTGCGGGTTTAGGCGCGACTGCGGGCTTGGGTGCGGCGGCTGGCTTTTGTTTCATGCCGAACGCATCGCCCACCGCGGCATCAATTTGGGCGGGGTCTAAAAATTCGACGGCCATTATTGCCCCCTGATAAGTTGCTGCATTCTGCCGATGTTATCCACCAGGCGTTTGTAGCCAGGCGTATTCGGGCCACCGGCTGCGGTGACCACTTCACGAATGGCGTCTTTGTCATTGTTTCGCATGGCATCAAATAGGCGAACCGCGTTAATGTCAACTGTCTGCGACCACTTGTTTTGGAAGTCGCGGGCGGCAAACGGATCGTTGGATTTACTGAACGAATTTTGAACGCCCTGGTTGAACAGGTCGGTTGCGGTGGACAGCGCACGGTTGACGCGGGCGGTCTGTTTGATCGCTGGCGCCGTCCAACTGGTTGTGCCGGAAATTTCGCCAGCAATACCGCGGGCGGCGTCCGTGCCACCAAGGCCCGACGAATTGGCCAGCGATGCGGTTTGCAGCGCCATGTAATGGCCCAACTGGTTCAGGTTGGTGGCGTTGTCGCTGGTAAACGGAATTGCCGCATAACCGCCGGTCAAATTGCCAACAAAACTTGCACCTTTACCGGTGATTACGTCGTCAGCCAGTTTGATGATCTGATTGTTGTTGAACGTTTGCAACGGCACTTGCTGGGCGGCGTTCATGCTGTTAACCCGTAGGTCGTTGGCCGTTTGCAATGTTTGCGGCGTTTCGCCAGGACGCAAACGCGCCACGGGCGTTGTGCCACCAGCGGGCGGTATATTTTGATTCTGAACGTTTGGGGTCGGGATTGGGCCACCAACTTGCACATTAGAGGCGCCAGGCGCCGTCGAAACAGGGCGCGGCGTTTGACCGCCAGGCAGTTCAGCAGCGCCAGGCGTACCCGTTCCAGCGCGTTGGCCAACAAACCGACCGTTGGCATCGAACACGTTGACGATGGGATTGTTGTTGACATCCACTTGGCCGGTTGGCACTTCGCGGCTGCCTGGGCCAAGTTGCGCGGTAACCAACGGCTGATTGGACACGGTGGTGGTTGGCGCTTCGCCAGCCACCGATGGACGGGTGGTTGTTTGAAATGTCGCCGCGCCGGTCGTGGCCGTGCCAGCCTGGGGCGCAAATGTAGATTGCTGGGCTGCTGGATTCAACAATGAATTGGCGCCTGAAATGGCCAACGAAGGCAAATCCGCGTCGCCAGGCAAAACGTCAATCGTGGTTTTGTATGCGCCAATCAGATTTTTCAAATCGCTGTTATTTGGATTTTCTTTTTCCAATTGATCCAGTTCGCCAATATATGCGCGTTTGTCTTTGACGCCTAAACGGCCCATGATGGCTAGGCGGGACGCAATCATTTCGCGCTGGGTTTGCGTCAAGTTTTGCGCGGCCTGAACGGCGGTGGTTTGCGCGTTGCCCAAAGTCGTGTATTTGTTCATCCAATCCGCGCCAGTCAGCGGGGCAATTTTTGGAATCTCGGCGTTCAGTTTGTTGATATCGACACGGCCTTGGGTTTGGAAATTTTCGGGACGCGACAAAAACTCCGTGATGCGGTTGCGTTCTTGTTCTTTTTGCTTTTCCAAGGTCAGGCCAATTTCGCCGGTTTTGTAATCTTGAACGCCGCGGGCAAAGTTGACCATTTCGCCCAGGCTCATGCCTGGCACGGGTTTGATTTGTGAAGCAACGGGGGTAACGCTTAAATCTGCCATGTTCTTATCCTTTCAGCAACGAATACATCAACGCGCTGTTGCCCATATTGCCAAATGCGCCAGCATAAGCATTCGCTGAACCAACTTGGCCAGCGCCAATTGCGGTCGCGCCACCAATTGCGGCTTGGCCAATATTGCCCGCGGCCGTCGTGCCAGCCTGGTTGACTTGGCTTTGACCTGTTTGGCCAATACCAGCAACGCCCGCCAGCGTGTTGTAAATGTTTTGGCGCTGCGCGATCACCTGGGGCATTGCGGTTCCCAGCGTGTAATCAGTAGCAAATTTTTGCGCCGCACGATCTACGTTTGAACCGCCGCCACCAACGTTCATGTTTTGACGCGATGCGCCAATACCTTGCTCAATGGCAAACTGGTAACCAGGAAGGCCCAGGATTTCCTCGCGAGAAACCGGCGCCGTTAAACCAGGCAACATTTCGCCGATACGGGTCAGGGCGCCATAACCGGCTTCACGATACGGCTTTTGCTGTTCGTTGATGGTTTCAAACATTTGCCGCTGAACATCAGCAGCGTATTGCGTAGCGCCAGCCTGGGTTGATGCCGCCGATTTTGCGGCGCTTGATTGCATACCGGCGCCAATTAAGCCAGCGCCAGCCCCCAACAGTAAAGCGGTTCCAGTTCCGATTGCCATTATTTCAACTCCTTAATGAACGTTCTTTCAAGCGGTCTAAAGCCAGCCCGAAAGTAAACTTTTTCCATCGCTGCTGCGCGTTCATCTTCTAATGCAATCATAAACAGCGCCCTTGCGTTTTTATTTTTTGCCCAGGCTTCAATTTCCCTGAACATTGCTTGACCAATACCGCTGCCCCTGGCCGCGGGTGTCAGCCACCACCACAATTCTTGTGCTACCTGGTAATCAGGATTGAAATAAAGGGGGTACAACAAACACGAAGTAACCCCCACAATTTCACCATTCAATTCACCAACCAACAAAAGAATACTGGTATTTTCCAACGATGCGGACAAAAATGCACGGGTTTTTGGTGCGTCAAAGTCAGCCACCCCTATCATGGGCGATGCGGCGTGGAAGTCACCTAACAATTCAATGTATTTGTCCAAGTCTTCCGCGGTTGCTTGTCTGACGTTCAAAATGTACCCCCACCAATTCCGTTGATTGCAGTCAATAGTGTAAATTTACCCTGTGCTGGAATTGTCAAACCAATGGTAGTGTTGTTGATTTCGCCGCCGTTAATGATTTGATATTGGACGGTCTGCGACACCACTTGCGGGTTTTGCAACCAAATTATCCACTCACGCGATGGCCGACCGGTTGCTTGTTCGATGAACGGCGACGTCGGAAACCGGATGTTGGTTTGGGTGGCCATCAGTTATCCCCCGCCGACGCCTTCAGGTTTGCGGACACGATGACAGCCTTCACGGGGTCGGTAACGGCCACTTCAAAAATGCGGTCACGCGCCCAGCCCAAACGGCGCCAGATAGCGCGGTTGGTGTAATTGCCCTGTTTGCCGATGCCGACCCAATGCTCATTTGACCAGGTAGAACCGCCGTCATTTGACCAGCGCAACATGGCCTGGGGATCGTCGCCCTGGCCAATGGTCAAGCCAACACCAGGCTGAAATTGGATTTGGAATTCCTCAAAATACTGGCGCTGCAAATCGGTAGTGATGTGCGGGGCGCGGCGCAGCCGACGAATCGGATCGCCCGCGTCGGTGTACTGGTCAAAATCCAAACTGTAAATTTTGCCGTTTTCCCAATCGCCAACCAGGTTTTTGTTGGCAAACGCAATTCCGCAATTGGCGCGGTGGCGGTGGTACGTGGCCGTTGGGGTGTCCCAATACAGCCATTTGTGCCATTGTTGCGTGGCCAAGTCGTACACCCAGGTAATGTCGGCATTGGGGAATGTAATGACGTAAAACTCGTGGCCTTCGACCTGGTACGTCCAGGCGCGGGCGTCGGTCACGTCAATGCCCACCAGGCTGTTTTCGACGGCGTGGGTGGACAGGCGCTTGTATTCGTAGCCTTGCATGATGCCGATGGTCGCCGTGCCAAGGGTGTCACGCGCCAAGAACATAAATGTTTCCGCAAAACGGGCCACGGAAAACGCGGCGCCGCATCCATTTTGCGATGCCGTCCCCGACACGCGCTGAAACGGGAATGTCAACAAACCGGTGATTTGGCTGCCAACGTCCACCCAAACTTCGGTGGTCACTTCGCCCAGCAAGTACACCTGGCGGTGGTCAACAATCAACGACACAATTGGATCGGGTGATCCGTTTTTTGTACCGAACCAGGCTTGCGTGGACAGCGGCGAATCCAAGTCAGTTGATGACCAGTTTTGGGTGTTGGGCTGGTTATAAAGAATGTACCCGTCCACAACGTCGGTAACGTTTGCGCCTTGCCATGGCCCATCTGTTAATGGCAATTGCACAAACGTGTTGGATGGCACTTCGTAGTAGTAACGATTCACGCCGTCCACAATGTATGCGGTCAAACCCTGGGTTGTCATTTGGTTGTCGGAAATCGACACCGGCCCCGCGGTAGTGGTCAGCGTTCCAACTTCCGTGTAATTCAGGCTGGTGTCAATTTTGTAAACCTTGTTGCCGCATACGGCAATAGCATATTGAAGACCCGACAAGGCCCGCATACCGCGTACTTCAGCCGCGGCTGGCAGCGTCATTTCAGTTACCAGTCCAGGGGTTGGGTACAGCGCAACAATCCCCCGTTCGCCTGGCTGTTTAGTCGGGTCTATTTCGGGGTAAAAATTGATGCACTCCTGGTCATCTTGATAGATTGACCTGGTGGTGTATGACGCACCGACAAAACCAAAGTCAGGCATTAGTTAAATCCCCCATCAAGGATAAAGGCAGCGTCTTTTGGTCTTCCAGTCATCAAAACGTCAGGGTACTTCGACACTTGCGGCGGCTTCATGTTGGTGCGCTTGATGGTCGCTTTGGCCTGGGCTGCGTAAGCGGTAATTTGGCTGATTTGAACCTGGCTGATCTTGCCAAACATTGGCATCAAACGTTCGGCCAAACACCAGCGCAACGCCATGTTGTAACCCTGGGGAAATTGAATTGTGCCGTACAGGTCGCCAAATTCACGGAAAATTGTTTGCGTGAATAGGTGCAATTCACCCTGGGCTGGGTTTGGCCACACATAAATGGTTCCCAACAATTCCGACGGCTGGTAATAAATGGCTTTTGGCCAAGGGCCGTTCAGCGACTTCAATCCGATGGATTCGTATTCTTCCAGGCTCAAAATGCTGATTGGATAGTCCAGGCCACCACCATAAATTGGAACGCCGTTGCTGGTCGTACTGACGCGCACAAAGGCCGATTCAATGGTCAGCGGGCGTTCGTAGTAAGCGGTGATTGTTTGGCTGACGACCGGCGTTGAATGCGACCGGCTGACTGTATATGTACCGCCTTCGTTGACGTTGCCGCCAGCGCCGGTTCCAAAGCCCACAATAGTTGTTCCAGCCAACACACCGGAACCCGTTAAGGTCATGCCAATTGTTATGGCGCCGGACGTGACTGCGTTGGCTGGAACGGTCATTGTTGTACCGCTAATTGACGCGGTGAAGGTTGACCCAACATTACCGCCTGGGCCAATGGTGTATTGCACCTGGTTTTGAACGCAAGGAAACACAATTTCGGTGCGGTAAAACACCATCATGTTTTCGTTTGACCATTGCGCGATCATGTCGTTAAACATATCCAGCGCGTCTTGGGCTTCGTCTGCGGTTGGCACTTCACCAGAAGCCAATGCGCCGATATCTTTCATGGCGCGGGTAACAATGTCAAACGGCGTAGTCATGTTTTTCCTTTATTCCGATGCGGCCCAAGGCAAACCAGTTTCAATCAATGGCCTTGGCACCAAATTGGCTTGCTGCAAAATTTGCTCATCATGGGCCAGTTCCAATTCTGTAACGGCTTGGTTGCCAAGTTTTGATCGAATCCAGCCCAGCACAATGTCAGCGGTCAAATCTTCATAAGGAATAAATGACGAACCTTTTTCAAAATCAATACTGGCGGTTAAAACCAATTGGCTGCCGCTTTGGGCAATTGTCCATTGCGCGGCAACAACCAGGCCCGTGTCCTTTTCGCGTTGCATTGATTGGATTTTCCAAATTTTCATATCATTCCTTTAGGCGATTCGGCCAATCAAACTGCCCATAAACCATGTTTCGGCTGGGCCAGCGGAAATTGTTTTGTCTGAACTTGTATCTTGACGAATGTAGATTTCAATTCCATCGTTAATCAATTGCGTATCAACTTGGGCGCTAATTGTTACGGATTGTTCCCCTGTACCGGAACATTCAATTGCAACGCTTTTGACAGCAGCGCCACGAACATAAATTGCAATAATCATCCTTGCTTGATCTACGCCAGCCGTAAAACGTACACCAGCATCAATTTGATATGTGCCAATTGTTTGCGGTGTCCATGTGCTGCCTGAAAATTTGCCGCATAGGTCATAAACTTCTGTTTCAAATGTGACTTTTTGGAATGAACCAGTTGTAATGGTTTGCGTCGCATTTTTGACAGCCGATATTCTTGGTGAATAGTCACCAAAATATTGCGTTGAAGTGCTTAAATCGGCAAAAGTTCTGTTGCCATGAATTTGATTTGTCCAAATTTTTGCTGATTCGGAATCAATAGATGCGGCAAAATTTACAATGGTAATTTTGTCAAATTCAATTTGATTTGGGACATAAACCCCACCTGGTCTAATTTTTACACCAACCAAATTGGTAACAATATTATCTCCAGTAACGTATCCGCCAGTAAACCCACCAATCACTCCGGAAAGTTCAACAGCGTTTGTTGCTTGCGCTGAAACTACTTCCATGTACAAATTATAGAATTGGCAGTCTGCCATGTTGGAAATAAAAATTTCACAAGTTCCAAAATTACCCTCAACGCAAGGACTATAAAAATACAATCCACGGTTTGCGTTGTCAGTCACCAGGCGAATGCCGCCAGCCGCGCTGGATGCGCTGCCGCAACCTTCTACGGTCAAGTTGTAAAAACTAATAGCGTTCCATGTTCCCGCGTCAACAGTTCCATCTTTAAAAATGCCGCTGCTGTTGTTGGTAACTTTTCCGCATGAATCAACCTCAACATCGTAAAAATCAACGATCCAGTTTTCATCATTGAAATGAATGCCGTAGTGACCAAAATTAAATATATGAATACGCGACAATAATGTAGAACGCTGATTCCAGCCAACAGTAATACCAACAGCATTTGCGTTTGCATTTGTGCCGTTGAATTCCATATCGGAAATATTGCAAATTACGCGATTATTGGATGTGCCAGTTGCATTGATAAAAACACCTGAACCATAAAAAGCCAAAATTGTTTTGTATTTTCCGCAACCGTGCCAATTGACTGCTTTTTTGGTGAGGCCGGTCAAACATTTGTATGTGCCAGGCGGCCAATAAAGTTCGTTGCCCGATGTGGCGCAATAGTTTTCGGCAGCCTGAATGTACGCGGTGCAATCCGTTGTTGCGGTGTTCGTTCCGGCCGGAATGAAATCCAAAATGCTTATGTATTCTTGGAATTTTTGGTGAACGGTTTTCCCGTAAGAACCAGCCAAGTTACCCGATGCGTTTGATTGACGGAAACCAACCAATGCGTCACCCTTTGCCGGATCGGATGAATTTTGCAAATCAACAAAATAACTACCAACATCATTGATTCCGGAAATATCGTCGTATGTTCCAATTAAATTTCCAGCCGAATCATTCAAAACAAATTTGTATTCGGTGGAATTTGTCAACCAAACTTCATTAGGGGGTCTTCCAGCCGAATCCAAAATAATTGGATTTGAATTTGCAATGGAACCCGATTGGGTTGTGTAGGTTGCTTGCGGCGTACTTGTTCCGGCTGCATAGGTGTAAATCTTGCCACCAGCCAAAGGAACGCCGTCGTTGTTAAAAAATTGCCAGCCAGCGCCAGCCAATGGTGAAAGTAATACGGTCATTTTTTTTTCCTTACATTGCGGCCATTACAAACGCAAACAATTCGTCATATCGAACGCCTAAACGATCTTTTGAATTTCCCTGGTCGTCTTTTACAACGTCCAAACAAAACAATCCATATTTATTGGCATCCAAGTTTTCAGAAGCAAATGCGGCCTGAACGTCCTGGGCCATGACGCCAAAGTGAATTCGTGCATCATTTCCTTTTGCTTGAACAGAATCTTTAAATCGAAATTTTTTAAACAATGCTTTTATTTTTAAGGCGACTTTGTTTTCTGCCTCCGACAAAAAATCCTGGTCTTGCTTTTCGTTTGCGTCCGATGTGTTGATTGTTCCAGTTCCGGCAAAAATTACCGCCCAACGGGTTCCCGATGCGCCAAAGTTTTGAGTATTGTCGGCGCCAGGTGTAACGACACCGCCGCTTTCAATGTTAAGTCTTAGAACCGGTGAAGTCGAACCGGTATAAACCTTGACGGCCGCGGCGCCACTTGACCGTGGAATCAATACTAAATCGCCATTTACGCCCGTTGCTGCCGATGTTGACATTCCAATGTAGCCAGCCGTTTGGTTGGTTGGAATGGATGACAATTCGGTGATGCGAAGCGGAATGCCGTTTGCGCCATTGACCGACAGAATTGAACCATCAAAACCAAGGTTCGCGCTTTGCGCCATAACGCTGGATGATGACGCGTAAAACACCTGGTTGGCGGTATATGAAGCCAGGTTTGTGCCGCCGTTGGCTGTCGGCAATGTGCCGCTGACGTGCGTTGTCAGTCCAACCTTACCCCAAGATGGCGCGACACCAACACCGCCTGAAATCAACGCATTGCCAGTTGCAACGTCGGCCAATTTGGCCAATGTTGTGGTTGTATTTGCATAAAGCAAATCACCAACGGCATAAGATGTTTGGCCGGTTCCACCGCTTATTGCTTTTACAAACTGCGACCATTGCGGAATTGATCCGCTGCTTGTCATTACATAATCCGCGGAGCCAATTGCCAGTTTTGACAATGTTGTTCCGCTGGCGTAATAAACCATGTCGCCCGCGGTGTACGAAGTCAATCCCGTGCCGCCCGCGCTGGTTGGTGTAATTTTCCAGCCTATTACCTGAACGGCATTTGCGTTGTCTTTGTAAAACAATTTGCCATCGGTGATGTTGATGGCCAATTCCGATCCCAACGTGCTGTTGGTCAGATTACCGGCCGCGGGCGCGTTTGTGGTCGTGCTGCTGCTGTAAATCAGGATTGGTGTGTATCCGGTTTGGGCCATGTTTTAAATCTCCGGTGTGAACACCTGGGGCGCCCAAGGTAACGGGGTAACGCGCTGCGCCTTCAAAGCGGCCAATTGTTCATTCAGGCGCTTTTCAATCATGTTGGCGCCATCTTGCATTGTTTCGGCCTTAATCCAGGCCACGATCATGTCTTCCGTCACATCCGCAAACGCGACATTCAGTTTTGGTTTTTGAAACGTCCAAAACCCTTCCGTTTCAACAACCAAATCCTTGTCGCTGACGGCTGCAAAGTATTTTGCCTGGGTAATCAATTCCCCATCGGTTGAATCAATGCCCAAGATTTTCCATGTAATCATTAAAAGTTGCCCCCGCCAGTTCCACCGGTCACGGTCAAAACGCCTGTTGATGGATTAAATTTCAGTTTAGTCGAAGACACCTTTACGGGCAAGTTTCCCGTCGTGGTTGTCACCCAGGTTGGGTACATTTCCGCGGCCGTGGTGGTGTCGTCGGTGATGCCGACATTTGCTGCGTTTGTTGCGTTTGTTGCACTTCCCGCGCTGCCGTCAATGCTCACACCGGTTAGGGATTGGCTGGCGCTGCCGCGGTTCAACGCAATTGCCGTTGTGCCAACGTAAACCGTCGAATTGCCCAGGACGCCCGAAGGAATCGTGCCGGACAGTTGGCCAGCCGGAACGTTGGTCAGGCTGGCGCCCGAACCGCTGAACACCGTGGCCGACAATGTGCCGGTTGAAGGGTTAAACTGTAATTTAGTGGACGAGACATATTGCGTGGCCAGGTCGCCGGTCGTTTGGCTGGCAAACAAGGGATAACGCACCGCGTTGGTGGTCGTGTCGTCGGTGACGGTCGCGTAAGCGGTGGGCGTCACCCAGGACGGGGCCGAAGTCCCATTCGATTGCAGCACCTTGTTTGCGTCACCGGCTGCGGAAGCCAGGAACGCCGTTGTACCGGCCGCGGATTGGTAGGGGATACTGGCGGCAGCACCACCGGCCAAATTCGTCGCTGTGACGGCATTTGTGGCGTTGGTGGCCGTTCCCACGGTAATGCCAGCCGGATCACTCCATGCGGGGGCCGATGCGCCAGCGGTCAGGATATACGTGGACGATCCCAAACCCAGGAACGTGGTCGCGCCAGCGCCGGTTTGATAGGGCAGCGAACCCGCCAGGCCGCCAGCCAGGTTGGTGGCTGTCACCGCGGTGGTGGATGAACCAGCCGAACCAGCCGTGGCCGCATAACTGACTGAAAGCCCGCTGGCGGGTACGTTTTTCCAATACTGTGCAACGCTGTCGTATTGCACCACGTCCAAGTTGCTCAATGTCCCAAACTGCACATTGCCGTCCGTTCCACCCAACACCGAACCGAATGTTGGGCGCACAAACAAAATGCCGTTATTGGTTCCAACGTGAACAACCGCGGCCACAATTGCAATTGCGTTTGGCGCCGTTGGTTTGGTTTTGGTCAAACCACCAGTAACCGACGGGTTGTAATACAACACTTGGCCTTGTACCCAGGATTCAGCGCCGCCAGTTGTGTTAATGTTTTTTACTTCGCCAAATGACGTTACAAAAATCCAATCATTGTTGGTTCCGGATTCGTCAGCAACACCTAAAACGTAACTGGCCTGGTCAACAGTCAAACCCGTGGCTGCCTTACCAATTAAGCCGCCTGAAGCGCCAACAGTACCGGCAAACGAAACCACTTGGCCTTTGGTAATGCTGCCCTGGCACTTGATTCGATAAAATTGTTCTTCGCCAATGTGCTGAACCACGCTGCCATTCATTTGAAATGACAGCGTTTGGAATTGATCGTTGTTGTCGTAGTAAATGCGGCCCGTTGCGTCGGTCGGCAGCGGGTTTTGCGTGGTGTTGAATTGAATGTATGTCGGCGTTGCAATGCTGCCGGTCAGTCCTGAAAGGCTTGTAATGTCGCTATTTGCGCCACTTGCAGCCGCGCCCAGGTTTGCCCTGGCTGTCGGTGCGTCGGATGCGCCCGTGCCGCCGTGCAACACGGCAATGTCGGTTGCTTCCCAAATTCCCGTGCCAATGGTTCCCAATGTGGTGATGCTGGTTTGGCCCGCCCAGGTCGTGGAAATACGCAACCCGCTGGCGCTGGCATCCAACGAAGTCCCGTTTAGTTTGACGGAAAACGCGTTTGAAATTAGTTGTAACCCATCGCCCGCGGTGTATGTACCCGCGCCGCTAAATTGCGTCCAAGGCATGGCCGTCACGCCAATTGTGCCGGTCGGCGTCGCGGTGGTCACCCAGCCGGTGTTCAACAGGGCGGTTCCGGCTTCAATGAACGTGAACGCGCCTGGCACTTCCGACCAATTGTTCATGTCAGCGGTGCGCGTCCAACCGCTTGCGCTGGCTGCATAAATGCCGTTTTGCGCCTGGTTGGTTTGGTTTTTGACTAGGATGCGATCGCCCGCGGTCAATGTGGATGGCCAGTCACCACCAGCCTGGGTCGCCAATCCGGACAGCGTAATGTTGTTGGTGGTCGTGTAAAGGCACGACGCCTTGATATCCAAACCCTGGGCGACCGAATCAACGTATGCCTTGTTAGCCACGTCAGCGTCCGCGGTTGGCGCTGCGGCCACCTGGGCGGTCGTGAAATACGCTGCTGCGGGGGTGTTACCACCAATCACCGACGAATCAATCGTCGAATTCGTAATGGTTAACCCTGATTGGATAGGGTTAATTGGCGCAAAAAACGGCGTTCCCGCTGGGCCAACAAAATATTGAATGGCAAACGTCGGTTCAGGGTCAAAAACGCCCTGAACCGGAACGATGTTGGTGGTCTGTTTGCTGGCGACCTGATTGGCCATGGTTTACCCCGCGGCCAACGGTGTCACATAGCATTCGCCGTTTGCAGCCGTGCCAATAATACGAATGTAAAACGTATTGCGCGGGGCTGGAACCACGATGGGGTAATTCATTGTTGGGGGCAAAATGATCCCAGGCGTTGAATTGCCGGTGGTTGGAACAGCCGGTGTTGCCGTGCTGGCCGACGTGGTTCCCAACGTCACAACAACGGACGCGCTGCCGGTATTCACCAGGGCGACGTAATTGTTTTCAACATTCGATTTGGGTTCGATTGCCAGGGCGGTTGAAGCGGACGACGGAACCGTAATTCGGTAGGTCGGCCCATTTGGTCTAAAACTTGGCAGCATATTCGTTCCCCTTTCTTGGGAAATTATAAAGTTTCAAATGGAAAAAGCCACCCCTTTTGGGGGCGGCTTTCCCGTTTATTTTCCCATCCGATTAAGGAAGGAAAGTTAGGTCGTAACCGTAAATGAACACGTCAGCGGTGGCTGCTGCGCCCTGTGCGGTTGTGCAACGGATGTAAAGCGGTGTGGTCGATACTGCGTCGGTGGACGATGCAGCGGTCACAACCACTTTTGCCGTAGTGCTATTGCCGGTTAAGGCATAAGCCGATTTCACGGCTGTGCCGGTTGCGCCTGGGCCTGTATAAACGGCCAATTGGGCCGTGGTCAGGTCGATGGACGCATTGGCAACAATAATGCTTTGAACGCTGACATTACCACTTGCCAAAATGGGGGCGATGGTATCTGCGACTGCATTCAAATCAACGCCCTGGGCCGATGCAATCAAACGTAACGCCTGGTTGGTTGCAAGGTTGGAGGGGTGATTACTAGCGGTTACTGCTGGGCCTGGATTAGACATGATCTGTTTCCTTTCTTGGTTGTCGGTTGATAATTAGGCTGCAACGCGGCAAGCCAATTCGGGATACAAAGGCGCCCAACCATAAAGAACGTCCAAACGTGTAGGAATGGAATCGTTATTTATCGTATATTGCCTCACCACACGGATGGAAAGTCCCAGTTCCTTATCGGAAGCGCGGCCAGCGAAATGAACGCCATCAGGCAATTCCAAGTCGGCAGTTGCCAACGTGAACGCATTGCGGTGCATGATGATGTTTTGTGGGCTGACTTCGCCGCTGTTTGCGAACGGGGTCACCACGGCGGTTGCGCTGGTAGCAGTAACAGTCACGTTTTGGAATTGACCGCCGGTGATGATGGCGGGCGAAACGGTGACTTGTGTGCCAGGTGTAGTTGCAACGTTTGTTGTGGCAGTCACAACGAAGTTGCGAAGTTTGCCTGAACCGTAGGCTGCGCGGCTTTGTGGGTTAACTGCATACACGCCAGCAATTTGGATCACGTCGCCCTGGTTCAAAGTCAAACCAGCGGATGCAACCAAAGTGATGGTGGATGTAGAAGCCCAACCGGTGGAC